TTGTTGAAATAAAATTGATTCTAAAACACCACCACCAATTTTACCACCTGCGGCCTTTGTGCCTTTAATCTCACCTTGCCAACCTTTTACTTTATCAAAACTTCTTAGTTGCATTTCTTTTCCACCAAAACGAATATAAACATCTTTTGATGCAAATACATCTCTTGCATATAATTTGTATCCTTCAAATCTTGCAGGTCGTCTAACAAATCCTTTTGTATTAAATTCTTTTAATGATGAACTACCTGATGCCTTCTTTAATGAAACACCAACTAATAATTTCTTATCGTATAATTCTTTTAATTGATTGTTGAACTCACCAAGTGTTGAATACTGTTCGAAGTCAAAGTTGACACCTTGTTTAACACACCAGATATCGGCAGGTGACCACTTGTTTAAATTTGAAAAAGGTTTTGGTGTTTCTGCTTTGTTTAATTTGTTGAATACATTTCCAATTTGATTAACAAATTGAGAACCACGATGAAAGATCCATTTACCAGAACCAAGTTTCTTTCTTAAATCGTTTGCAATCAGAATACTAGATTCAATCCAATCGTCTGTTAAGTCACTTGCAATCTTTGAAACAGGAACGTCAATGTCAACAAATCTTGCAGCTTCACCTAATAATGAATCATCTAAGTATTCATCTAAATTCATTTTACCCACCACATGAAACACACCTGCACAGTATAAACATTGTGCGGCTTCTGTCAATGCAGTATTTTCTGCACCACCACCTGATCCAGAACCACCACCGAACATCTTTGTTTTGATAATATCAGATAGTTTGATTTCATCTCCCTTAGATGTTTTAAATGCAGGTTTGTAGGATCTTCCGTCTTTAAATGCTGAATTGAAATCGCCACTGAGAAATGCAGTTTTGATGTCTGGTGATAACCAATTTATAGATACATTACCTTTTGAAGTTTCGATTGTAGTGTTATTATCTATGACATCAGATATAATAGATGCTCGTTGAACACCACCTCTGACCTTAGATATTTCTTCTATATCTAAACCTTTTGCTTCTCTTAATGTTTGTATCGTTGAGAAACGATTAAAACTTAACATACACCTCTCCCATTTGTGTAAAATATATCACATTTTCCATATTATGTCAATGCTTATATTTATAATTCTTTAATACACAGGAAGTCAGGTATACCGTTATTATGTTTAAATACTTGATGTTTATTCTGAAAATCAGCAAGTTTTCGTGCTTCATCTTCAAATTCAAAGACTGCGACAATTTTTCTTGTATTTTCTCTTACTTGCCAGATGATATCAACAAACCCTGGCATTCTCCTTGACTTTACAGGTTTTGTTGTATATTTAAGTTTCTTTACTATTGTTTTTTTCTTACGAGAAGTTGCCATATTTGTTTCCTTTGTTCTTTTGTAAGTATGCCTCAACAGCATCATCGTCTTCGTTTTC